TTTTAATTTTGAAAAAATTATTGTAAAATAATAATTTTTAATTTTGAAAAAATTATTGTAAAATAATAATTTTTAATTTTGAAAAAATTATTGTAAAATAATAATTTTTAATTTTGAAAAAATTATTTTAATAACTATAATATTTTGGATTTTTTTCTATTCTAACATGCAACCAACTAACACCATGTCCATGAGTACTAATATAATAATCTTGTATATTAATACAAGATTTTCTAACTTTTCTCCATAAAGCTAACCATTCACTTTCTGTTCCTCTTTTAGCAAAATCTACAATATTTGCATAAGGTTTTATTGGTATCACTAATAAAGTATCTTTTTTTAAATTGTAAAAACTAGTAGAAAGAGAATTTTTATTTTTATTAATGTATTTTTGATATGGAATACTATCTGGAGTGTTTGGTATGGTCCAAAAACTTTTTACTATTCTATACTCAAAATTATTTTTATTTTTTATCAAATTAGATTGAAAATAATAATTTTGTGAATTTAATTTTTTAAATTTATTTTTTAATTTTATTAAATTACTTTTTGAAAAAAAATTATAATTCATTTTATAAAAATATATTTAATATATTTTTATTTGTTTCGCTATTCTTATTACTCCTGGTAAAAATTAATTTTACCATCAGGTAAAACTTCTCTTACTAATTTTTCATGACATGGTCCTCCTTCATAAATTCTACAAGTTCCGTTAACTAAACATTCACTTATTACTCTTTCTGATCCTTTTTCACCATTATAATATTGTAAAAATCCATCAGAAAATTTTATTTTTATTAATCTTTCTTTATCTTTGTTCCCATCAAAATAAAAATGCATTCCGTCAGAAAATTCTTTTCTAATTAATTTTTCTTCTCCTTTAGAACCTTCATAATAATATATTTTTCCATAATGACCATAAACTGATTCATTTAATGGTATTTTTTGTTGAATTAATCTTTCTTCTCCTTTAGAACCTTCATAAATATTTACTTTACCTCCTGGTAAAACTTTTTTTACAATCCTCTCTTTTCCTTTTTCACCTTCATAAAAAATTCTTATTTTATCATGTAACAATGACTCATATAGATATTCTTTACCTATTTCTCCTTTATAAAAATAGATATCATAATTAGTTTTATCTTTGTTAAAAACTTTTATACTAAAAACGTTTCTGGTTATTTCATCTTTTTCAGTTTTTTTAAACTTAAAAAACTTACTTTTTTCCATTTTGTTTTTATAATTATTTTTGTTAATAATCAATTTTATAAAATATATAAATTAATTTTTAAAATAATTTAAAATTAATGGATGAAAAAAATTTTAGAAATTTTATAAAAGATAATAAAAAAATTAAAACTTTGTATCAAGATCAAAAAAAATATCAAAGTTTAATTTACTTGATAATTTTATAGATTTAAGTGATCCTGATATAACATTACCAAATAAACAACATTTATACCAAACTGCAGAAAAGTTAAGAAAAGATAATCAACCAGAATGGTTACAAGTTGTCGGATTGATACATGATTTAGGTAAAATTTTATATTTAAATGGAAAAGATATTGATGGTACAAGTTTAAAAACACAATGGGGTATTGTTGGTGATACATTTATATTAGGATGTAAAATACCAGATTCAGTTATTTATCCAGAGTTTAATAAATTAAGTAAATATCACAAATATACTGATTGTGGTATTTATTCTAAAAATTGTGGTTTACAAAAAGTAAAATGTAGTTTTGGTCATGATGAATATTTATATAGATTATTAAAACATAATAATATAAATTTACCTGAAGAAGCTTATTACATAATAAGATATCATTCTTTATATTTGTGGCATTATAACGATGAGTACAAATATTTAGAAAATGAAAAAGATAAAGAAATGAAAAAATGGGTAAAATTATTTCAAAAATATGATTTATATACAAAATCAGAAAAAAAAATAAATGAATTTGAAATTAAAAATTATTATGAAAATTTAATAAATAAATATTTTCCAAAAAAAATATTATATTAAATGATGTCTGTTTTAGTAACCGGAGGTTGTGGATTTATAGGAAGTCATCTTTGTAAATTTTTATTAAAAAATAATTTCATAGTATATTGTGTAGATAATTTATCAACAGGTTTTTTAAAAAATATAAAAGATATAATTGATCATGAAAATTTTATTTTTATAAATCATGATGTTCAATATCCATTAAATGTAAAAGTAGATCAAATTTATCATCTTGCTAGTCCTGCTTCACCAAAAATGTATCAACAAAATGGAATCAAAACTTTACAAACTAATTTTCTTGGAACATATAATATGTTGGAATTATCTTCAAAACATAAAGCAACAATGCTTTTAGCATCAACTTCTGAAGTTTACGGAGATCCTGAAAAATCTCCACAAAAAGAATCTTATTATGGAAATGTTAATTGTTTTGGAGAAAGATCATGTTATGATGAAGGAAAAAGAGTTTCCGAATCATTGATGTATGAATTTCATAAAAATAAATATGTAGATATCAGGATTGCCAGAATTTTTAACACATATGGTCCAAATATGAATCATGACGATGGAAGGGTAATTCCAAATTTTATCACAAGTTGTATTAAAAATGAAAATATTATAATTTACGGAGATGGGTCACAAACAAGAAGTTTTTGTTACATTGATGACATGGTAAGAGGTTTATATCAACTTATGAATACATTGTTTATAAACTATCCAATAAATTTAGGAAATGATAAAGAAATTTCTATAAACCAATTAGCTACGATAATATCAACAAAGTTTGGAAAAAGTGATAATTTTGTGTATACATATACACAAAAAGATGATCCAAAATCGAGAAAACCATGTTTAGAAAAAGCTAAAAATACAATTAATTATGAACCTAAAGTAAGTTTGGAAGAAGGTTTGGAAAAAACAATAAGATATTTTAGTTTGTTAAAATAGTTATTTATTAAAATGAAAAACATTTTAATAACTGGTGGATGTGGATTTATTGGTAGTCATTTTGTAGAACATGTATTAAAGGTAACTGATTGGAATATTACTATAATCGATAAGTTAACATATGCAAGTTATGGTTTTGATAGATTGAGGGAGTCTAATTCATTAAATAACCCGCGTGTGAAAATTTTAACTTGGGAATTGTGTTGTAAAATTAGTGAATCTCTTGCTAAAGAGATAGGGGATATTAATTATATTGTTCACATGGCTGCAGAAACTCATGTAGATAATAGTATATCTACTCCGGTTCCTTTTATTAAAAATAATGTTATGTCGACGGTTCAATTATTAGAATATGCAAGAAAGTTAAAAACTCTTGAGATTTTCTTTTATTTTAGTACAGACGAAGTTTATGGTCCGGCTCTTGGAGATAAAATGTATAAAGAAGACGAAAGGCATAATCCAACAAACCCGTATTCAGCTTCTAAATCTGCAGCGGAAGGTATATGTATATCATATCATAATACATATAAGATACCGGTTATGAGAATTAATGTGATGAATGCTTTTGGAGAATTACAACATAGTGAGAAATTTATTCCAAAAGTTATTTCAAAAGTTTTGAAAGATGAAGTTGTAGAAATTCATTCTTATCCAGATAAAAAAACATCAGGAACTCGTTTTTATATTCATGCTAGAAATATAGCAGCAGGTGTTTTATTTTTAATAAAGAATGGTAAAATTGGTGAAAGTTATAACTTAACTGGTGAAAGAGAAGTAAGTAATTTAGAAATGGCACAATTAATTGCTAAATTTATAGGTAAAGAATTAAAATATAAAATGGTTGATTTTCATTCTGATAGACCAGGTCATGATTTACGGTATGGATTAAGTGGTGATAAAATGAATAAGATGGGGTGGAATTTACCAGTTGGGTTTTTAGAAAGTTTGGAGAAAACTGTTAAATGGGAAATTAATTATATTAAAAATTAAATTAATTTTTTAATTCTATCTTTTCTAAAATTATAATTTAATGTATCTATATTTCTATACTTATATTTTTTTAATCTGTAATTTATCCAACCTTTAGCATAAGGTCTATCTGGATCTAATAAACCAGCAATTCCATCTAATCCTGCTCCTATATCTAAGTATATGGCATTTTTAAAAGATGGTAGATGATGAATTAAACCAGATTTTACATGACCTACTCCGTAAAGATATACTTTAGTTTCAGAATCAGCTTTTTTTAATTGTTCTTTTACCATTTGTATAGTATTATTTAAATTATCACATGCAAATTTTTGGGGTATATTAATATAATCATTAAATTTATCTAATCCTAGATAATTTCTATATTCTTCGTTTTTCATAAGTTCTTTTATTAAATCAAGTTTTTCTGAAGCACCTATTAACCCAATTTTGCCTTTAAATGTTTTAAAAAACCATTTATTTGAAGTTAAACCGTATAAATATTCAGTTGGTATTGTTTTTTGATCTGGAAATAATTCATGTAACATATTTCTATTGTTTTTTTCTAAGTATTCAACACAGTGATAATCTGCTTTTTTCCATCCTTCGATAAAAGGCTTAATATCAAAATCATTATAGTTTATAGTTAGTGCTCTTTTACCCGGACACGCGCTACCAATAGGTTGTTTTTTTAAAAAATGGTAATCTCCGTCTCCGAAATGAACAAAAGAAGCACTTTTTTCTTCTTTAACTAAATTAATTATAACCTGTTTAAATTCTTCAAGTCTGATTTTAAATTCTGGAAAATAATTTGGATCAGTAAGGAACTGTTGACCTTCATGCATATTATGATCTGCGCCTTCAATTTTATATAAGTCATTCATTTTATAAAGTTATCCTTTTAGTCTTTTTCATCCAAACAAAAGTTTTTTCTAAACCTTCTTCAAGAGATATTTTTGGTTCGTAACTTAAGTCTCTTTTGGATTTTTTTAAGTCAGCGTATGTAACTTTTACATCTCCTTGTTGGATTTCTTTAATTACTTTTATAGATTTTTTATTGGTAACTTTTTCTATAATTTTAATAAAATCTTTTAAACTTATAGGTTTATTATTTCCCAAATTATAAATCTCACCTTGTTTTCCTTTTCCATTTATTATTGAAACTATACCTTGGATTATATCTTCAATATAAGTGTAGTCTCTCATTGTAGAACCGTTGCCAAACTGTAAAATTTCTTTTGATTCGGATATATTTTTAAGAAATATGTACGGTGCCATATCAGGTCTTCCTCTCTCACCGTAAACGGTAAAAAATCTTAATCCGATAACATTTAAATTAAAAACGTCAGAGTAATATTTTCCATATACTTCCATACATTTTTTGCTACAAGCATACGATGATCTTAATTTATTTATTTCGTCACTCTCTTCAAATGGTGTTTTTTTATTGTCTCCATATACACTGCTACTACTAGCATAAATTATGTCTTTTATGACTTTTTCTTTGCACTGTTCTAAAAGATAAATAAATGATTCAACATTATTTTTGAGATAAAAAATAGGTTCTTTAAGACTTCTTCTGACGCCTGGTATAGCGGCAAGATGAATTACTTTATCAACTTTTGGAATTACGAAATCAAGAATAGAAATTTTATGAAAAGTGAAGTTATCAAATTCTAAAAGTTCTTGTAAATTTTGTTCTTTGTATTTTACGTTATAGTTACCCAGTAAATTATCTATACCTATAATTTCGTGTTCTGTATTTTTTAGTAAATGGAGGGATAAATTAGTTCCAATAAAACCACAACATCCCGTAATTAAAAATTTCATTATTTTAATAAACGTTTTCATTAAAATGAGTAAATGTTTAATTTTAGCTACTTATAATGGAAACTACAAGATTTCAGAAAGAAGGAGATGTAATTTTAATATTAATAATATAAAATGTAATTTAGAAAATATTAATCAAGATTTGTTTAATAAAATAATAATCGTTATAAAAGAAGAAACAGATAATAAATATATTAACTTACAATATGATAAGTATTTAAAAAATATTATTGAAACAGATAAAATTAAAAAAATTAATATAGTCAATGATGAATTTTTATCTTACAGTAGTTATTACTATGCATATCTAAAATATAGTGACTTTGACTATTATTACTTTTTTGAAGACGATTATATTATAACAGAAAACTTTATAAATTATTCAGAAAATAAATTTATTAATGAATCTTATGATTATATTTTTGGTTGTATTAATTACAATGCTCCCGTAGTTCATGCCACACATTGTTTAACTGGTGCTACAAAAAAATGTTTAAATAAATTATTTTCATCTGATTTTATTGAAAATATGAAAAAAACAAAACATTGTCATCAAATAGCATTTTTTATACAGTTTGATGAAAGTAAATTTAAAGGAAGTGATTTTTTTGAATCAAAACTAAGATTACCTTTCTTTATAACAAGCCAAAATAGAATAATTTATTGGTTTAAAAGTAATAAAAAATGCGCAGTATATCCGACTCAATTTTTTTATTTAAAAAAAAAAAAACATTTGAACGGTAAAAAATTTGATAATTATATAAATAATTATATATAAAACGATATACTATTATGAAGGTAGTAATAGAAAAATAAATTTAGATACTTATATTAATAAGGTTAAAAATTAACTTAATTAGTATCGTTCCACTCATTTATAAAATACTTTCGACGAAATAAACATTTAAAATAAAATCCAGAATGATATAATAATGTAGGAAATCCTACTTCACCCAAATCTATTCCATCAATTAAATTTGTAAATTTTTTATTTTGGTCCCCTTTATGAAAAATTCCTATTTTTTCTTCTATTTTTTCTAATCTATCTAATGTACTAAAATAATAGCCACCGTCCGTCCAAACTTCTGGTATAAGTCCTATAAGTTGGTTTTTGGGTTTATTGCCTCTATTTGTTTCTTTTTTTATTCTTCCTATAGTACTCTCTCCAATATATATTGTATTATTATCTAATAATTTTATAGACTTTGTATACCATTTTGTATTTAATGAACCAAAATCTTCTTCAAAATGGGCGAGATAACCTTCTTTACCTTTTAATAATTTATACGCATTCCATAATGCTGCAATTGTACCTCCCCAATTATATGTTACAATTACATAAATTTCATTATTTGGTAATAAATTTTTACAAAAATTATATAACTCATTTTTTACTTCTTCGTATCTTTTATCCCCTTTTTTAGTATTTATAGTACTTGTTAATACAAACGCCTTATCTTTTATGTCTAATTTTTTTAAAACATTTATATGAGATTCTATGTTTTTATATTTATTTTTTCCTCTTACATTTCCATATTTATCTTTATCTACATCATAATAATGCGCTATTGAATAATATAACATATTTATATAGTTTAGTGTTTAAATATGTTATGTAATTTAACAGGTATAATAATATGATTATTTATGCTTTTAAAATATTTAATTAAATAAAATTTTAAATAAAATTTTATTTAAAATGTATAGTATAAATTATATAATTGCTACTTATTCAGGTATATCTAAAAATAGAGAAAAATATGACAATGACACCCCTATTATTCTTCAGAAACACATGGAAGTTTTGTCAAATAATTTAAAAGATAACAAATATATCACGCAGGTTACTATAGTTCAACCTTTTATCAGAGACAGAAAATATGAAAATTATTATGATATCGATAAATATATATCACAAATAAAACAACTCGGAATTGATGTTGTTTTACTTAAACCAAAAATTAAATTTGGAAGTTCTTATTCACAATATATATATGCATATACTAAATTTCCTGATTTTTGCTTTTATATTGTAATGGAAGATGATTGGATACCATTTACAAAAAATTTCGATGAAAAGTTATTAGAACATTATAAATATTATAATTATAAAGGATTTCACAGCGCATGGGTTTGTAATTTTGGCCCGTTGAATCACAGACACTCTTCTATATCTGTAGGTATTATTGATAAAGACTCATTTGAAAAAATCTTAAAAAATGATCCTAAATTAAAATATAAATATAATATTGGTCAACATGGCTTTTCTGATTTATTTGACTTTAATGATCTTCCACTATCTGATTACAGTGATAATGGAAAAAATTATATGATTCCATTTTGGGAAACTGGTCATGGAGTTATATATGAATATTCTTTAAATCTATCGTGTAAATTTTTATTAGTTCCAATACAATTTTTACAACTAAATAAACATAAATATATAATAGGAGATTGGAGATTACATCATTCAAAAGAGGCACCATCGATACAAGAATTAGCTATTCAATGGATTAAAGAAAAAAATAATTAATTTAGAATATTTAATTATTTTAGTTTAAGAAAATTTTATTTTAAAATGAAGATACCTTATAATTTTAGAAAAGACGTACGAAAAATTATATAAAATTTAAGGAGAAAAGGTTGGATGTATAATGGATGCGGTAGCGACAATGAACCTTATTCTACAGAATGGTGTAAATGTCTTATGGAAGGTATAAATAAAAATAAATTAAATATTATCGACTGGGGTTGTGGTTATGGTAGATTTTTAAATTTTTTACTTGTTAAAAATATAAACTCCTTTAAATATTATGGGTTTGAATTACACGGTGAAAAAAACGGTGACTTATTAATTAATTTTTGTAATGAAAATTATATCTCTCAAAATACCTCCGAGCGTTTAATAAAATTTGGTTTTGTTGATAATGAAGAATTAATTAAAGAGTCTTTAGAAAATTGTTCAACAATACTATTAGGAAGTGTTTTCACTCATATGGCTATTGAAGACGTTATACAATTGTTAGAAAAATTTAAAGATTTTATTTCTTCGGGCGGTGAAATTGTTTTTTCACTAATAACCGAAAAAAATAAGTACGAATTAAACGGTCCTGGGGCTTATGGTATTAAGAACGGATATGACTGCGCTTTTTATAGCCAAAATGAAATTGAAAGAATGACTTTTGATAATAAATATAAAATAGAAAAAATTACAGATTTTCAGACAGATCATGTTATAAAGCATGGAATATATAAATTAAGTCTGTATTAAAAAATTTTTAAACATATAGACTCATTTCACACCCTTTTTCAATAAATCCCAATTTTTTATAATACTCTATATTATTTGAATTACAGTTCAATACGATCTTGTAACAATTTTTCCCTATCTTTATTAATTCTTTTATTAATAAACTCCCATAACCTTTACCTCGATGTGATTCTAAAACAACAACATCTTCAATATGACCCATTTTCGCAAAATTATTATGAAATTTTTGTTCTATTAATAATTTACCAGTAGAAATAATTTTATTATTTTCTTCTATAACTAAAGTAATAGAATTATTATTTTTTGTAAACACGTCAAGAAATTCTTCGTATGTTAAAGATTTAGGATCCCGTGTAAAATAATTGATTAAATCTAAAAAACCTTTATGATAATCTTCTCGTTCTAATTTTCTAACCATTTTAAATAATTTCTATTTAAAATGAAAGTATTATTTGTTTCTCAATACATTAATAATGGATTTTATATCCCTGTAACAAAACAAACAATGGATAAATATATAAAAAATTGTGAATATGAATTTATATGTTTAAATGATGCACCAGAATTAGGTAAGGATCAAGATTTTGTAATTAGTTCTGGTAAAAAAATACAATTTTGTAGAATGCTAACAGGTGATTTAGATTGTTTTAATGAAATAAAAGATAATGCAAATAAATGTAATTTTCATCATATAAAAATTCCTCAAGATATTCATATTAAGGTCAGACCTAATCATGGAGGCGCGAGACATATAGAAATTTTAAATTATTTTTTTAAAAATATTGATACCTTATTTCCAAGAATTAATGAATTTGATTATTTATGTACAATAGACAGCGACGCATTTTTTACCTCTAATATAGATTTAAAAAATGAATTAGAAGGCTATGATTTAGCTGGACCGCTTATCTATATTAATAGAATAAAATTTTACCCCCATGTAGGATTATTTTTTATCAATCTTAAAACAGTTTTAAACTTTAAAGAAATGAATTTTGATAACATTTGGAAAGATACAGGATCTAATTTAACTAATTTTATTAAAAGAAATAAAAAATATAAAATAAAAGAGATTGGAAGATATGAAGGATATCATAATGAATATTATGATACACCCAATGGAAAAGGTATAAAAAAAATTGGAGATCATATTATAGATTGTTGGATTGATGTAGTTTATCATTTAAGAGCAGGTAGTTGTTTTGGCACGGGTTCAACTTTACATCGAAATAAAAATAGTGTTGATATTTTTAAAGACAAAGTTAAAACTTTATTTGATAATTTTAACATAACATACGATGAATCATTATTTACATAAAAAAATCTAAACCCCTTTATGATAATCTTTCTGTTCTAATTTTCTAACCATTTTAAATAATTTCTATTTAAAATGACTGTATGTAACTTACAACAATAATTCTTTTTTCTCCAGCCACCAACCGCATGGAATACAAACAATATGTTTCTCGATGTAATCCAAATTTGGTAAATCACATTTAAATTCTTTAAAACAACTATGTGTATCATTTCTTTGATGTACCTGACTTACCATAAAACCTTTTTCTTTCATCTCCTCGATATATTCAAATTTGTTATCTACCAAAACAGTAAATAACCAATAACTAGCTTTAAATTCTTCATTATACGGATGAATAATTTTACCACCTTTATAATTATCTGTTAAGTATTTAGCATTTTCTCTACATTTATCAATAATTCTTTTCATATGGGGTAAGTTACATAATCCAATGGTAGCATTAATATCATTCATATGAAATTTATATCCCCACTCTTTCACATCATGTTCCAACCTAAAATCTTTTCCTTTATAATTCCTTTTTTCACGATCAATCCCAAACCACCTCAACAATTTAGCCTTTTCATATTCTTCCTCGTTCGGTAAAAATATCAAACCACCATCTCCGGTTGTTAAATGTTTTATCGCTTGAGTACTAAATACACAATAATTACCATGAGTACCTATCTTTTTACCTTTATATTCACTGTAAAATGCATGAGCACAATCTTCTACTATCAAAGGTCGAAATCCTAATTCTGCTTCTTTTCTGTCTAAAATATCGTTTAATTTATCAAGATCAACTGGATAACCTCCCCAATGAACAAAGAGAATAACTTTTGTTTTCTTTGTAAGTTTCTTTTCCAAGTCTTCTAAATCTATTAACGCTGTGTTACGGTCAACATCTACCCACTTTATTCTAAGATTATTAGTTAAAATGGGTTCATTTGTAGCCATACATGTCAAAGGAGACGTCAAAACTTCATCATCATCCGATAATTTCATTCGATCTTTAATCATTCTTAAAGCAAGAGTTATTCCGCTGGTACAACTATTTAATGTAAGAATATAAGGATAATTAAATTCTTTTTTAAGTTCTTCTTCGAACTTTTCAACTTTTTTACCTTGAGTGATAAAACCAGAAGTTAAAACTTCCGGAACTTTTTCTTTAACTTCATCACTCATAAAAACTTTGAAAAGAGATTTCATTTATAAATATTTTTACTTTAAATAGTTATAAATCTTTTTTATTATGGTTATCGAGGGTAATTTGCCAATTGTTATATGTTTTATATTTTCTAATACTGGTCTAATTTTAGGTTTATCATATTTAACCATCCATTCAATATTATCTCTTTCTTGACTTCCACCTTCAAAAATAAATAAACCCCCTTCTTTTAGTTTTCTTGTATAATTTTCTAATGCAAATTTATATGTATCACCATTATTTGCAATATCAATATGTAAAATATCTATTGATTCTTCCTCAAAGTCTTTGTATTTTTCATAAAAATCCGCTTTATCAATAATAACATTACTATGAATATTGAACTGTTCTTTAATTTTAGTTTCGTTTGCTGAATTACCATTAAAGTTTTCAAATATATCATATGCTAATATTTTAGTATCTTCATCAGTTGATTTAATAAATTTTTCTAAACTAAATCCGTCTAGAATACCAAACTCAACAATCTTTGTTGGGGTTTGAAGTTTAGTTACTGCTGTTATTATATCTCCGTAGTTTAAATCTTTATTCATATATGATGATTTCATTTTAAACATAAATTATTTAAAATGAGTATATTATTATATATGCCTATATCTACAAAAATTTTAAGAACTACACTTTATAAAAAAAAACAAGTAGTATCAGAAGACATTAGACTAGAACAATATATTACAGGATTAAAAAAAGTTTTTGAATACAAAGAAATTTTAGATAAACATAATGTTCACATATGTTTAACAGACAATACCGCGACAGATATTGATAAAAGAATTTTAGATGTATTGCCAGATAATGTTAAAGTAGTTGCATGTGTTAATAATAGATTTGGTAGTAAAAATAAAGGTGCTGGTGTTATTGAACAATGGACGTATTGTAAAGATTTAATAAAAGAGTATGAGTGGTTCATACATTTTGAACCAAGACAATTATTACAGAATTTTAATTTTATCACAAACTTTTTAGATAATCCAAGAAATTTATTTACTATGAATCTTAACTCATCTCATTTTAATACAGGTTTATTTTGTATGAAAAGTAAACTATTACTTTGTTATATTCAACATACACCAGCACCAAAATTAAAAGGTTGTATAGAAAATGATTTATATAATTATGTTAAAAACAATGATAGTTTTGATCTATTAGATAAAATGGAATTAATTTGGTTCGACTCTTTTTCTAAAAAAGAATACTTTTGGTAATAATTAATACAATACATTATATGTTTTTACCGGAGGGCAATTAGTCTGAGGGTTTTCCTCTACCAACTCTTTATCTATATTATCAAAATATTCATGTATATTTTGATTTCCGGGTGAAAAATTTTTTTTAAATAATTATTTATTTAAAATGAAATTACTTCAGATTGGAGGTGGACATCACAAAAATCAAATCGGTTTAGATATGATATGTAATCATTTAAAAATAGAAAAAACTTCATCACATAATTATCGAGAAGGATTTGACATCATTTATTCTTCACAAAAACCTTTGGATAAAAAAGCAATATACGGTCCTGGTATGGGAACTTTTCCTAATGATAATGCTAAAAAACTTACTAAAGGTATTTATATTCAACCATCTGAATGGGCTTCAAGAGTATGGCACACAGATTTTAATTATAAAAATGTTCCTGTTGTTCCATTTCCGTTTCCAGTTGATACTGAAAAATTTAAACCAATTGATTGTGAAAAACAAAAAGTTTTTGTTTATTTTAAACATAGAACAAGTAGAGATTTAAAAACTGTACTTTTATTTTTAAAATCTAAAAAAATAGATTATATTTTAATTAAATATAGACATTATAAAGAAGAAAATTATTTAAATATACTACAAAGTTCAAAATATGGAATTTGGGTCGGTGGTCATGAATCTCAGGGATTTGCTTTAGAAGAAGCACTCTCTTGTAATGTTCCGCTTTTAGTATGGAGTGTTACTTCCATGAAACAAGAATGTGCTGGTTTTAAATATGATGATTATAAAGCAACAACCATTCCTTACTGGGATGAAAGATGTGGTGAATATTTTTATGAAAAAGAAGAACTAGATTCAAAATTTGATACATTTATATCCAAACTTGATTCTTACAAACCAAGAGATTATATTATGGAAAATTTAAGTGTTGAAAAATGTTCTGAAAGATTTTTAGATTTAATAAATAAATATGATCTTAAAAATTAATAAAATTTTTCTAACAAACTAGTAAATTTGTGTCTATCTTGATAAAATATACCATAATGTGTATTATTACAAGGACTTACAACATCTTTACGAACGACAAATAAAGGATTTTTTTTTGTATATTTTTGTAATAAAACATCCATATGTAATTCATTTTTATTATCATCATATAATTTTTTTAATTTACTAGCACCTTCTTTACTTAAACATAAACTGTGAAGTCCTTTGATTCCACCTCTTATTTTAAACATGGTATGACCATTAATTTCAATATTTTGTTTTAAAAATCTACCTCTATTATAACAAAAACCAAGATAATAAATATCTTCGTTTAATTCTTCATAATTTATTATATAATCTAAATTAATATTTAAACTTGTATTTATATCATCTTCAAAAACATAACAATATTTATTTTTTTCTTCTAATATTATCCTTTCGTAAATAGCATACATACTTTTTCTATGAGAAACCATTGGGTTAGAATCTTTTATTGCTTCAAACAAAATTACATTAAAACCAATTTTATTTAATAAATTGGATGAAAAAATAGCTCTTTCACTATTTTTATCTACTGTTAAAATATAAGCATTTCTCATTTTAAATAATATTTATTTAAAATGGGAAATCAAATAATATTTATTTAAAATGAGGAATCAAATAATATTTATTTTAAATGAAAATCACATAATTTCCCAACTTTCCATAAACATATCACTTACTTTTAAATTAGATAAATGACCTGCAAACCATTTTTTAGGATAAATAACTCTTTCCACTTCTGGGTTTAGATAAGCACCAAACCAACTAAAAGAACTATTTGCTATTATATTAAACTTTGAAGAAGACATCAAAAACACTTGTTCATAATCAACAATAGATGTATCTATCAATTCAAAAACTTTATCTGGAAACTTGTCTTTAAAAATATTAACTCGTCTTTCAACTTCTTTTCTATCTTCTTCTTCAAAAAACACCATCACTTTTTTACTTTGGTCCAGTTTTTCTAAAGCATTGATATAATATTCTATATCACACACAGGATGACAATCTATATTTTTATAATCGCCCATTCTAAAATGTAATGTTGTGTCAAATTGTAAATTATGTTTTTCTAAAATTTTTTTTCTTAAATTTATAAAATCTAATTTTTCTAAAATTTTATTTTTATTGTGATCAAAATATTTATAACTTTGAAAATAACCACTTAATATAATTAAATCTTTAATAGGTATATCAGTATATCCATGACCTTTTTCATTATAATTATATCCTCTAACTTTATCAACTTTTTCTATATTTTTATACAATTCTGTATCAAAATAACTTTTTCTTTTTCTTTCTATTAATTTAAACAAAGCTTTAACATTATTATCAATACTATAACTTAATGTTGTAAACAAAATAAATAATTGGTTTCCTAATCCTCCTTGAAGTTTTCCTGAAACAGATTTTGTGATTTTCATTTTATTTAATATCTTATTAAATAAAATTTAATTTTAAAAACATATCTTCAGGAGTAGGTATCTTCAACCCATTGCCATCCAGAATCCTTCATAATTCTTTCGCTCTTGGTGAACATCTCATAACAAAAAGAGAACAACTTATTTGTGCTTTTACTGTACATCAGGAATTCTTTGTCATTTTCAAGGTCCGGGATCTTTTCTAACCCAAAATTCTTCAGAAGTTGATCATGACCACCAGTGTCCGGATTGACCCATTCAGCGTCTGATGGAAGATCTTGGTATGTCATTTTAGTTAACACAAATTTATTATAATAAAATAACAAAAAAAAATCAATTTTAGTTTTATTTTAAAACTTTTATTTCAATTAAACGCACTAAATAATTGATTAAAAAGTTCATTTGCATCTCCAGCAACATTTACAGATCCTCCAAAACCAAAATTTTTAAATTGATTTTCTACTTTCTCAACCATATTATCTAACGGAGTTTTAAAACTTGGATTAGTAACTATAACCCTTGTTAAATATGAATCGTCACGAGAATCAAAAAATTGATATATTTTAACATCATACCCTTTAGATTTCAAAAAAGGAATTAATTCTTTAGAAATATCAGTTTTAAATACTATATCAACTGTTGATCTGTCTTTATTAATTTTTTTTACAGCTTCTTTTACTTTTTCTTTTTGACTTTCAAAATCATCTCGTGATTCTTCTACCTCATGAAATTCCTCTGCAGATGGAAAATCATCTTCATTATATTGATGAAATTGTCCTTCAGTCATTTTAATTTCTAATTATTTAAAAATAATTAAAAAAATATTTTTTTAATTTATAAATTTAATTTTTCAAAAAAATATTTTTTTAATTTATAAATTTAATTTTTCAAAAAAATATTTTTTTAATTTATAAATTTAATTTTTCAAAAAAATATTTTTTTAATTTA